TGCGTGAAATAGCTAATGAAGGAAAAGGCGATTTGGTGCGTAGCTGGCGTAACCAGGAGCGCACTGGATTATACACTAAAGCGTTTGATGAAATTAAAAAGTCAACAAAAGAGGTAAACGAAAAGGGTGAAATAGCTTATACAAGAGCTATGGAAAAATTAGATCCACTAATGAGTCAAAACTATGGCCTGTTAGAAAAATTAAAATCCAGAATAGTAGCAGATTTACAGGAACAATTTGGCGATGGTATACAGATAACTACAGATCGAACAAAGCGATATATCGAAGGACAAGCTGGATCAAAATTAGGCGAAGTAGAAGATGTTGCCATAAACGTAAATATTGACGATGCCAGTGGTGTATTACCTGAGTTTCGCAGAGATATTAAAAATGATTTAGAAGAAGTTTTAAATTGGCAGCCCGGTAAAACAGGAAAAGAAATAAACGATTGGCGTAAACAGTTAGACAAAAAAATTCAGCAGATGGATGGACCTGCAGATTTTCGCGGAGAGCGTTCACCAAGCGCAGCTGCATTTAATGTTCGAACGACGCTACGCAAATCAGTACAGGACGACATAAAAGAGACTTATGGTCAACCGTATATTGATGCGATGGCAGAATACGAGCGTATTGCTGAATTGAAACGCAATCTGCAAAATACGTTTTCTATTACAGGGACTACGTTCGATAAAGTAAAACGGGAACAGATCGTAGCTGAACTGTATAACGCTTACAATCAGAATCCGCGTCAGCATATACGTCCAGAGCTGTTAAAAGAGCTGGAAAATTTATCAGGTAATCCCAACATAAGAGCCATGACGTTAGGTGGGTTGTTTAATCCATTTGTGTCGAAAGGCTTGGCGCAACGTGCTGAAATATCCAAATACCTTAGAGGATTGGCAGCAATCAGTGCAGCAGGTATAACAGGGGATGTATTAACAGGCGCACTTACGTATGTAGCTACGTTTCCACTGCAGTTGATTTATAACCCAAGAGCAGCATCGGAAATTGTCCTTCGCGCCTCCAGAGGTAAACCCCCTGGCTTACGAAACAAGATAAGTCAATCATACGACACGATGGCGTTTTGGTATAAAAGTTTACCGGATGAAGTTAAAAGTTTTATACAGCAGTTACCTCCGAACACACCCATGAATCGTGCGTTAGAGCGTGTGGCAACTCAATACGATTTAGATGTAGCTGATGTGCAAGCAGACGAACAAAGCCCCGAAGGATCATTCTTAAAAACGCTATCTAAGGCGAGATAAAATGAGCACATATACCAGAGTAAAAACTTTTGTCGCTAATGAGACACTCACGGCCAGTGATCTTAATAATGAATTTAACAACATTATTACAAACACTAATTCATCAAATTTAAATAGCGATAATATCAGCACCAGTGCTGCATGGACATGGACCGGAGTGCATACTATGAGCACCAGTTCATCGCTCAATTTCAATGATGATATTTACCTTAAATTCGGGACCGCACCAGACTACTTGTTGCGGTATAACAATTCTAATACTGCCCTGGAACTCACAACGTCAAACTCGGATGGAAGTGGGACCGATGCTACGGTTATCGATATACAGGATGGCACGGACGATGTGCGTATTCGTGGTGGTTTGGCCACAGACAATAATACTGCACCTACTACGGGCCTCAAGGTTGGAGGCGTTATAGTTTCAGACACAGACAGTACAGACGATCTTGGCACAACATCGGTCAGGTGGGCAAACGTATACACGGATGCGATAGGTGATACGGGTCAGGCACTCAACATAAAATCCTCTGATGTCACGGTGTATCACGATGCCAACAATGCTGATGTAGCCTTATCAATGGGAACGAGTTCAACCGAAGCAGCTTTTTTTGAATCGCTAAATGGAAATTCAAACAAAACACTGGAAGAATTTCGAATCACGACTAAAACTGCGTCAGGCACTGGCAATCATGGTAAGGTGAGTTTTCATATCGATGAAGCAGCTGTAGCTACAATAGACGATACGGGCATTAACATCGAATCGGGTATGACATATCGTATCAACGGGACAAGTATCGATGCTGGTGATGTGCAGGGACCAGGTTCAGCGACAAATAATGCCGTAGCAAGATTTGATACCACTTCTGGAAAAACCATACAAAACAGTGCAGTAATAATTGACGATAGCTCCAATGTCAGTGGCGTTGCGACATTATCTACTGCAGCAATAACGGCCACAGACACTACAGCTCCACTCATACTGAAATATGACGCACAAGAATATGTCACGCACGCTGTTTCGTCTGCAGGGGTATATAGTATCACGACTACGGATGCCAGCAGCGATAGTGGTGCAATTACATTGGATACGGTAGATAAAATCACATTGGATTCAGACACAGCCGATCAGGGTATTGTCTATGCCGATGGTGGGACCGAACTACTATCGATTACTAACTCTTCCAGTGACGTAATTTTCAAACCTTTAGTTGACGCAAAAGATATTGTTATTCAACAATACGATGGTAATGAAGTAGCTCGTTTCGCTGATAACCGAAGGTTTTATTTGTATGACGAGGGTGGAGAATACTTATCAAGCGATGGGTCAAATCTCACTATAGCATCAGGTAGTGCAGCATGGGTGCTACCAGCCAGTGATGGCAGTGCCAACCAGGTTTTAAAAACTAACGGAAGTGGCACTTTAAGTTGGACGAGCGTAGCTACAGGCACTATTGGAGGTAGCACTGGATCAACAGACAATATTATTCTAACAGCCAATGGCGATACAGGATCTACTGTTCAAGCTAATTCGGCTGTAGCCATAGACGATAGTTCAAACATTACGGGCGTAGGCACGATTGCCAGTGGAGCTATTACCGCAACAGATACAACTGCACCATTAATACTAAAATACGATGCCCAGGAATTTGTTACTCATGCTGTTAGTTCAGCAGGGGTATACAGCATAGCTACCACAGATGCGAGTAGTGATAGTGGCGCAATAACATTAGACACGGTAGACAAGATAACACTCGACTCGGATACAGCGGATCAGGGCATCGTTTATGCTGATGGTGGGACTGAATTAATGTCAATCACAAACAGTTCATCGGATGTGATTTTTAAGCCATTAGTAGACGCGAAGGACTTAGTGTTTCAACAGTATGATGGTAATGAAGTTGCTCGTATTGCTGACAATCGCAGACTATACCTCTATGACGAAGGAGGCGAGTATCTAAGCTCAGATGGGTCCAACTTAACCATTGCATCAGGATCAGCTGCTTGGGTACTACCAGCATCGGATGGTAGTGCAAATCAGGTATTGAAAACAAATGGTAGTGGCACGTTGTCCTGGACCGATGCAGGTGGAGGAGGTGGAGCTTACAGTGACTGGGAAGTGAAAACGACTAACTACACAGCATCTACAAAAGATCAACTAATCTGTAACCACGCAAGTACGGCATTTACGATCACTCTGCCATCTTCACCAAGCGCAGGTAATACAGTGACGATAAAAAATGTTGGAGCAGCAACAGTAACCGTTGGACGCAATTCAGAAAAAATAGACAGTGCTGCAGCAGATGGAACAATCTTTGAAAATAATGCCGTGCAGTTAGTGTATGTAGACTCAACTATTGGTTGGGCATCGTTATAAAAAAGGAGAAGTAAACAATGGCAGTATTAGGACAAAAAACAGGCATGGATGGTTTGCCACGAATCCTGTTTGCCAAAAGCGATTCTAACTGGACCCCAACGGTGACTTTCGAGGCGTATGTTTGGGTTTTTGGTGGTGGTGGATCTGGCGCAGCGGTAGGAGGCACGAGTGACTACTCGGCTACCGGAGGAGGCGCAGGTGCAACGGCAGTATCACGAATAATGCTGAATGCGAGTAGTCAGTATGTAGTCACTATTGGAAATGGAGGAGCTATAAAAACAGCGTCAGGAAATGGCGTTGCTGGAGCTGCTGGAGGCAATAGTAGTTTTGCTTGCACGGCAGAGTCTCTGAGTATAACCGCAAACGGTGGGGCAGCAGGTGCAACGGCTAGTAGTGCAAGTGCCAGTGGAGGTGCTGGTGGTGCTGCTGGCAGTACAGGAAATATTGCAAATTATGCAGGTGGTGCTGCTATGAATGCATCAGCTACAGACAAAGCAACAGGTGGAGGTGCAGTAGGATTGTGGGATACAGGCAACCCAGGAATTGTAGAGGGTACTAATGATGATAATGATGGGAATACTGACTATGGGGAGAATTCTGTAGCGGATGGAGGTAGCCCATTTGGGAGCCAGGGTGGAGGAACCTACGGTGAGACAGACCTGCAATATACCTATCTCACCAGTGTAGGGGGCATACCGATTGCGATGAGTCCATTTTCGGATCTGTTTTCCATGACCAATAATAAAAATACTGGATACGCAACCTCTTCGAAGTGGGCGAGTGAGCCTACATATTATCCCTCGGGCGCACAGTTATTCACGTATTGGGGCGATGGTTATCGGAGAGATACCGAATACAAAACTATGCAACCAGCGAGTCCATTTTTAGGAGGCAACGGAATTAACACTAATGAACCTGCTCGAACATATACACACTCAGGTGATGCTACGCTGGGTGGTGGAGGAGGTGCGTGTATTAATCTGGGCAGTGGTCATTATGCGTATTCGGGGCGTGGTGGTAAAGGCGCAGTTTTAATTTTTCCAATTTCTATGGGGTAACAAAATGGCATCATACAAAATTACATACGCTGATGGTAGCACAAATACAGTCTTAGCTGACGAACAATTTTGCAAAGACGTTACAGCTGATGGAGGGAGCTACGAGTTAGTTAAGCCACGCGAACTCACATCGCAAGAAATCCAAAGCTGGCATCGTGAGTGGCGAAATGAAGAACTGGCAGCAACAGATTTTATTTTGCCTCTTACAGACCATCCGCAGCGAGACAAGTTTCTGACCTATAGGCAGCAGTTACGCGATTGGCCCAGCACCTCTGATTTTCCAAACACAAGGCCAACATTAGGTAGCTGATGAGTCCTAACCAGTATCCACCTCCGGAACAGATACCCAGCGCAGAGCGTCAAAGAAGGCTCTATGTTGAAGCGGTCAAAGAGATTAACCATCTGCGTAAAATGGTTTCATCGGAAAACATCGTAGCAAAAGAATACAAAAGTGACCGCGATGATTTGCAGGGCGAACTCAAATCTGCCAAGCGATCTATTGTGACGTTAAGCCGTAGGCAAAAAGCAGCAGATGAATCAAAGAAAGCAGCTGCATGGTCTGGAGGTGCTGCTATATGTGTCACAATATTGTATCAACTTTGGCACACTATTGGTTTCCCTTTTGCTCGTAATGGGGCTGACAAAAAGTGGCAGACGTTTTGGGAGCATGAAGCTGTTTATGGGGTTATTGTGTGGCTAATCACAGTCATGTTTGCCGAGGTTTATAAGGCCACAAGCGGTAACAAATAAAATGGAAGCTGACGCTGCTAACGCGGTCCACCAGTTTGGCGCAGAGAGTGGACTCACAACACTTATAGCAGAGTGGGCATGGATAGCTATTGTGGCATTTGTGCTGCTGTTGTTTAAGGGAGCGATTGAAAATGCAGTAGAGGGTTTACAAGTATTCATGGGCAACGACTACAATGAGGATGACATCGTAGTGGTCGATGGTAGACCAGGGCGAATTGTAAGAGTGGGTTTAAACAAAACAGTTTTTTATCTCTACAGCTTTCGGGATGGACGAATTTCTGGAGGCACAAAATTAGCCGTAGAAAACGGAGCACTGGCATCGATGCGGATTGAACGACCTCTACCAAAATTAGACCCACAAGATTTCTTTAAAGCCGATGAAGGACCAAACGGACATAAAAAAAAAGACAATCCCCAAAAACCTCCCACTTAAAAAAAGGGGCAAGAATGGAAGTAAAAAATTTAGATGAGAAAATAGCGGAAATGGAAGAAAATCAGACTACCGCTATAGCTGAGTTGCAAACGGCTCAAACCAAAGTCAATGAGCTGCAGAATTTATTGCAGCGTCAGCAGGGAGCTATCACCATTCTTAAAAACATCAAAGAGGAAATTGAACCACAAACCGAAGAAGGGGATTCCAATGAAATTTCTTAACACGATTACAGAAAAATTAGGCAGTAGGAAGTTAGGCGTTACAGCTATCGTAGGTGCTGCAGCTGGAACGGGAGCTGCTGAGATCAGTTATCCCGTAGCACTCGTTGCTGCTGCCTATATTCTCGGCCAAGCATACGTTGACGCAAAAAAAGCGTAGCATCGATCCCTGGGGGGTTGTCGATGTTACGTGGAGGGTGGGACATAAGGCGTGTCCCATCCTCTACTAACGCTTAACCACTTTAGCTTTAAATGTTGCATCGTTTGATATGTCGTCTAACAGTGCTATTGTTTTTTGGTGTTTTTCAG